CGAGCCAGGAAATCAACGCAAATCCTCACGTTCATGTGATTCCTGTACATCGCCAAATAATCGAAGTTGTAATCGGATCGCACCGATGAAAGCGTGATGTTGTTTGCGTTTGTCCACCAATTCGCTGGCATCGTTATTAGGTTAGTTTCTGAAATAATCGTTGTCATGAGACCGCCTGTATAAATTCGATTTCTTTGATGAAGATGATTGTTTCACCATCCAGTTTTTTCGCCCCATCAGGCGACAACCACTCTGCGTTTTTCAGAACGATGCAGTCGTTTGTTTTCTTCCAAACAACGCCCCTGAAATCCTTGCCAAACTTTGTGTTGACAATAACTGGTCTCAATTCTGCAAACCATCCAAATAAACTCATAGAACAACCAACCCTCTTTTTTCGTAAACAGAGTCCTTGCGACCTACAGAATTTCTAATTGCCCTATCGGTTGCCATGATTGCCGCAACCACGCCGTCAATCTTCTGCCTGCTTTTCTTCTTGTCTGGCTTGATATTCCCTGCAGGGTCAGTCGTAACCATAACGTTATCCGCCATCCAACGCATTACAGGGTGGTTTCCATGTCTCACCCTGCCTTGTAATATCAACCGCTCAACTTCTTTTGTGGGTGGTGACATGCTCACGTACCCTTGACCAAAACCAACCAAAGTAAAGCCCATATTGGTAAGCGTTTGTGAAATCTGTGCAGCACCCCAACGGTCAAATGCGATCTCTTTAATGTTGTAAAGTTCACCTAATCGCTCAATTTCAGCAATGATGTACTCGTAGTCAATCACGTTTCCAGGCGTTGCAATCAAATAGCCCTGGTCAGCCCAAGCCCTGTAAATGTCGCGGTCAATGAAACCTGGGTCGGTCAACTTTGACTCTGGACAGAACAAGGTCGGAAGCCAGGTGTGCAATTCCTCTTCACCGCTTTCATTCGGGAAATCCAGTACAAAAGCAGCAATGTCAGAAACTGTCGCAAGGTCAAGACCGCCGTAACATTCAGCCCCTTCAAGCAGTCCCATGTCAATCGGTTGCTCACCGCATTTGTCCCAGTTTTGCATATCAAGCCAGCGTGTTTCTGCCGATGTCCACATATTGAGATACAAACGCTTGAAAGTGTTTTGGAACTGCGGGCTTGATAGAGCCTTTTCATAATTCTTCTGCAGGTAATCAATCTTGATCGAGTGTCCCAAACTCGGATTGGCTTTCTTCCACGTATCTTCGCTTGTCCAATCGTCTTCTGGCGATGCCTCGTATATTACGGGGTAAAACCAATCTCGCTGGATTATGCCCTCAGAAATCTGCTTTGCCATTGAGTAAACTTCATAGCAGATCGACTCACGATCAAACCCTGCCGTACTAAAAGAAATCAGCAGTGGTTGACGGCGCGCGCCAAAACTGGTTTGCACAACATCGTAAAGGTCTCGGTTCTTCTGAGCGTGCAACTCGTCAAAAAGCGCAGCATGTAAGTTTCCACCATGCTTAGTGCCAGCATCCGATGAAACAACTTTGTAAACTGAAGCCCCTTGCTTAGCGACAATCGCATTTCGATATGCACTAACCAATTCGTCCAGGGCGGCGTTTTGCTTTACCATAAAACGAGCCGTGTCAAAAATCGCCCGTGCCTGGTCTCGGTCTGCTGCTACAGAGATCAACTCTGCACCAGGCTCATTGTCTACAATCAACAGATAAAGCGCGATGGCAGCCCCAAGAGGTGAGTTGTGAGTTGGGATAAGTTGCTTTCCTGCGAGATACATCCCGCCTTCGACTGTGATGCAGTTGACTGTTTGCTTACCTGCGGGCGTAACATTTGAAATCATCCGAGTCTGGCTGCGCCGCCTTGTTTTTGGAGTTTCTTTTTGCCGTTTGGCTTTTCGCTCAATATATGCTATTGGCGTGTCTTGATAGGCATAGAAGTGGACTCTATATCTAACTCCGCAGTCAACCCCATTTAACTGAGCACGATCAATCATTACGCGAGGCTTTAATCCCAAGCCTGTAATTAATTCGACAACTTGGCGAAACAAATTACCGTCGGTTAATGCAATTCCGCATTGTCCAGCCGAAGACACATAACCGTCTGTGTCCATCAATCCGCGCAAGAGGTCGATCCTTTGCTCAACTGAACCAAGCAAGTATTCTTGTGGTATATGCTTATTGCCCAGTAAGCCCTTTTCACGCAGTTGCTTTTGAAACTTCCCCCGTCCAACAAGGTGTCGGTATCTTGATCTATATTCGGCTGGATAACCATAATCAGATAGCTTCTGGACAATTTCAGGTTCTGCAATCGTGATCCTGCAACTGTCAGAGTCGCCATCGCCAAGCCAAACGCCTAAAACATACGGGGGTATTGTGTATTCTTTTGGCTCAAACTGTATCGGTTTCGCAACATCCACAGAATGCACAAGGTCTTGGCGTTTCCCACATCGTAGAGTTTCCGCAATCCGCTTAGTGGTAACCAAAGGCTTTTCACCTTCTATCCATTTGGGCTTTCCTGTATACCAGGTGCGGTTAGTTTTCCATTCGTGATTTTCGTGAGCGATAATTGCTTCATCGCCTGAGAAATCCACAAAATAACAATTCCCCTCATAATGAGGAGTAGAATAGATAACCTTTGCGGGTACGCCATCAGGAGAAAAAACAAAGTCTCCAGGGACTAAATCGCCGTGTTTCTTCCAACCTGTAGTAGTCAGAATCGGAGTATTGACTTCTAATGCTTTGCCATTTTTCCGTGCCACAAATACAAACGCCTCACGGTAACGCCGATAACCTGTTTCCTTTTCTTTCCAACCGAAAAGGTTTCTTACAAAATCCTTTTCCCACTCCAAAAGCAAAAAAGGCTTGCCGCCTAACTCCCCTTTGACATGGGTAATATAATTTTCAATAAAGTCGACTGCAACCTGCCCAGCCACAGGGTCAAATTCGTACTTATCAAGGTCGCAATTCCAGGGATCGTACTTTTTCACTCGATCACTTCTTCCAATATCGGCAACCTGTAATGCGCAATCCGCTTTTCTGCAATCTCGACATACTCCGCTTCCCGCTCAATTCCGATAAACTCGCGTCCTTCCAACACGCAAGCAATGCCAGTCGTGCCAGACCCCATGAACGGGTCAAGTACCACCCCGCCTGTTGGCGTTTTGGTAAGCCGAACAAGGTAGCGCATCAGTTCGATTGGCTTGACGGTGGGATGGTGGTTTTGCATTTTATTGTTGCGGATGTTTCCAGAGCCAGTCAAAAGCGTTTGGTCTTCCGTGCCCTTCATTCCACCGCCGACCTTTTCTTCCATCCCCTCCAGCCCAGCGTTGCGCTCGCTTCGGCTGGCTTTCGCACAGTAGAAAAAGCGCGCGGCTGAGCCAGAGTCGCCGTAGCCAGTCAATTCAGTTCCGGCGGCGATGTCTGCGTATGCCACATTGTGATTGCTTTTCAAGCCTCGCATAGTTCCAGCCGCAACCTTGCCGCTCGTAGTATTCGGAAACCCACTCACCACCTCATCCGAGCCGTCGTGAATCAAGTTGGCAGGGAAGCGACCAATGTTCGGATTCATTCCGCTTCTATCCCATCCACCGCCCAAACCTTTACATTGCAGAGTGCCTTTATCGCTTGGTGATGCAGGAACGTTTTTTGACGTCCCCACCCTACCCCCGTCAATCCACAAGCCAGCCACGCCCCAAGTGAGCGCGTTGTTGACAAACGTGCCGTCAATCGGCTTCATCGCAACAACTATCGGCTCAAAGGCAGGCTTCAACGCCGTGCCCCAGCCATCCCAGAGTTGCGCTTCGGGGGTGGAGGGCGCGGTGATTTCTGGCATACCTCCTGTATTGACTTGAGAACCATTGCTTTGTTGCCTGTTTTTGTAATGAGCAACACCATCGCTATCTGGATAAGTTGATGTTTCCTTGTAGCCTACTATTTCCCTTTCAGCTCCAGCTTGTTTGTCAATTCCCTTACTTATGTCGTAACTTTTAGGGAATCCGCTCCCGTATACCCAAGCGATAGTGTCACGGATTTCAAAGCCAGCGTCCTCAATAGCGCAAGCAATGCGGTGATAGGTGCGAGTGCCGCCGAAGGCAAGCAGAATTGCACCTGGTTTCAGCACCCTGAATACGGCTTGCCAAGTTTCAGGCTGGAACGCAATGCCGCTTGAATCCCACTTCTTACCCATGAAACCTAACTCGTAAGGCGGGTCAGTGATGCAGGTGTCAATGCTATCCGCTTCAAGCGTTGATAAGACTTCCAGACAGTCACCTAAATACAGATTTGCACTCACTCAGTCTCACCCTCAACCTTTTCACGTGCAGCAGCAAACAACGATTCTGCCAAACTGCCCCTTTTCTCTTCGGGTGAGCGTGCTTTTACTCGTGTCCGCTCTGCTGGTGTCAGCCCAAACTGCCCCAACATCAGTTTCACCCGATTCCAAGCCTGGTTTGCGATCCCAACGTTAGGGTGCTGATAAACCGTGCCCTTGTCTGTGATAACAATCGTACCCGACTCTTTAAGGTCTTTGCGTGCCTGAATCAGATCACCATAAGCCATGCAAAGCAATTCAAACGCCTGGTGATCACCTTCGGTATAAAGACCTGTTTCAACCAACTTTGGCAGCATTTCTTTCCACAACCGCTTGCCATAGAGATTGAGCGTTGTCGGCGGTTTCGGTGAGTCTTTAGGTACGTCAAAACGAGCCTGAGAGTCATTTACTCGGCTCTTCTTCAGCGTTCCCTGTGCTTCTTTCAAAGCATCTGGCAATGGCGTTCTACCTCGCACGCCT